CTTCATCTAACCAGATAAAATCTAGGTCGTCCCCTTGCCACGTAGATACGTCCTGCTCAAAGGTTTTGAAGTATAAAAAGTTATTATTTTTCCCTATTATTAATTCATTTTTAAAGCCACGTACGGGGTTATAATCAGCATATTTCATTAGCTTATGTGGTAAGTAATCGTTAATTTTGCGTTGGATTGTTTTAACTATTAAATTTGAGTAAGTGGCAGCCCACATACGGCGGTTAGTCATTGTATGGAATATTTTGGAGGTTATTAATGCTCCAGTTTCTGTTTTTCCACTGCGGTTGCCTCCGAACACTACAAATATATTATGGGTATGGTTTTTTTTATTTAATCGATCAATAACATCATTAATAATTTCGGTTTGGTCTTTATAAATACTAAAATCAACAAATTCAATTTTATTTTTATCTTTATAAATTTTGAATTGTTCTAACTCGTTTAATAAGGCAAATACTTTTTGATTGCTAGTGGTCACCAAATAAAGTAATTAAGGGTAATGGTCAAAATGGATTAACGCCGTTAATTAACCCATATTTGGGCAACATTACAAATGCAGATACGCAGTTATTACAAAGAGATTTAGATCAATTATTTAATCTTTCGCCCGTACAAGAGGGAACAAGTGACAATAGATTGATACCGGGAACGGCAACGGGAACTCAAAGGCTAATAGCTGAAAACGATATTCCGCTAAATGAGCTTATCCAGCAATCAGTCGAAGAGGAAATTAAACCATTTCTTGAAATGTTAATAGAACGCAATTTTGTCTATAAAGATATTGATGACCTAAAAGCAGTATTTGACGAAAAAGAAATGGCTAAATATCAAAGTATGTGGGAATCATTGGATAAAAAAGGCCTAATATTTACACCAAATATTAAAATACTTGGTAATTATGAGCTATCTAACGAAGCCTCTCAACAAACTGGCTATATGGCTCTATTAAATGTATCTCAACAAGTTCCTGTACTCGCTAAAATGCTAAAATGGACCGAAATGGCCGATAGATTAGCCAAAAGCTTCGGAATAAAAGACGATACTTGGGATTTATTTTATGACATGGAATCAGTAATCGAAGAAGAACAATTAATGCAACAACAAAAAAATGAGCAATCGAAAGCACAGTTAGCAATGGTAGAAAAAGAAAAGCAAGAACAAATTCAATCTTATGATACTAAAAAAGCTATAGATACTAACGCTAAGGTTCAAGAAATGATTGCGGAAGCTAGAATTGAACAACATACAGGACAAAAGGTGCAATAATGGTTGATAGTAATGAGGTTTTAAAATATAACAATGTAATGACCGGAACAACTCAGGACGTAATTATTTTTTTACAAAATGAGATTAGGGCTATAAGTGAGAATATCGAATTGGAACTAGACAAAGATTTAATTTGTGAATCATTACTTACTAAAAGGAAAATTTATAAAGAACTAATAAATCTAATAAAATTAAAATTTGAAAAAGGGAGTAATTAAATGGTAAATAAAATAGTAAATAAAATTGATGAAGAAACAAAAATTGATATAGCGGAGGAACTAAGTCCAAAAAGGAATACAAATAGAGGCAAAGTAATTGATAATACAAAAAATACAGCAGAAGATTTCCCGTTTGATAAATACTTTGAAAAAATATCTGATTTGATAATTGAAAGAGATTTAGTTAATCCAAATAAGATTACTAAAACGCCTATAGAAAGAGAAATATTAAGGCCAGAATATCAAAAATACTTTCTTCAAAAATGTAAAATAAGAGCCGCTAAAGATTTTAACGTTACTATCGAACACCTAGCGGAAGTATATAAATTACTTAATGGCAAAAAGATTGACGGTATATATGTTAATGATCTTATTGATAGGTTTGGCTTTAGTGACGGAACACAAACCAGCAGAGCAGATTTAAAAGTTAAATATAAATTATCATCTATTCAGCACATTGAAGAAGCTATCAATAACCTTAAAATTATTGTTAAGTATAAAGATGTTGTGGGTGCTTATAAGGTTTATATGAATAAATATTTAATTGATAAAGAGAAAACAGAGTTCGAAAAAGAAGTAAATATTTAATTTAAATAAATTTAAAATAAAGAGGTAAATATGACGCAAGAAGATTATGATAAAATGAGCTTAGAAGAGCTTGAAAAAGTTATTGGTATAAATGAAGAAGAAACAAAAACAGAGCCAGTAAAAGAAGAAATGCCAGCAACAGAAGAAGTTAAAGAAGAAGTTGCTAAAGAAGAAGTAGCCGAAGAAACTCAAGAAGAAGAAATCGAAGATCAATCATTAAAACCTTTTAAAGGAAAAACTAAAAAAGAATTAATTGATATTGTAAAAAATAATAATGAGTATGTGTCTAAAGTTCAAAACGATATCTACTCACTGAAAAAAGAATTAGAAGAACTAAGAACAAAACAAGTAAAATCTTTTACAGACGAAATAAAAGATAAATACTCTGAAGAAGATTTGCAGGTTATTGAAAAAATAATTGAGAATAAGTTAAAGCAAAATGAAGATTTAGCTAGAAGTCAAAAGCAAATAGAGCGAGATCGTAACCGTCAAGAGAATGAGAATTTCTACGAAGAATTAAGAAAAAAGGATTTAGATTTTGTTCAGAATTATGAGCAAGATTTAATTGCCGAAATAAAAATTAATCCCGAAAAAACTCTTGATAGTAAAAATTGGGTTCTAGCTAAATATTTAGAACTGAAAAACGCAAATAAAAATGTAAATAATAACTTAAATAATACAGTAAATAAAAAAGATAATACGCAAAAATTACAAGCAAAAACTATTGTAAGCTCTGCTCCACATACTTTATCGGTCAATAAAAGTGTAGTTGAAATGACACCCGATGAATACTTGGAATGGGCGAGCAAAAATCCAGAAAAAGCCGTTCAGGCTTATAACACATAAAACAGGAGTTGAAACCAAATGACAGATCAACAGTCAAGTCATGCCGCTAATACGGCCATAGTAGGAACGTATTATTCAAAACGTTTCTTCAAAGAATTCGAACCACAAACATTTTATTATTCATTAGCCCCAGTTATGGCAGATATGCCAAACTACCAAGGAAAAACGATTAATTTCGATTTCTTCAAAAAAATTCCTTATCTTAAAGGCGATGATAGCGATCAGTTCACGGCACAACAGCTATACCAATCAGCTAGCGTTGTAACCGCAACCTTGCACGAAAGAGATGGTTACGTACAACTTAGCCGATACCTAGCTATTACTGCTCGCAATAACATTATGGAGAGAGCCTACGAAAATATTAAACAGGCCGCAGTTAAAACCCTTGATGTTATGATTAGAAATGATATCGGTATGATGGTCGCAGACGTTGCTAATGCAAGTTCTTTGAACTTTGCAAATATGGCAATCGATGGCGGATCATTATATTCTACCGGTATTACCGCAAGAGTATGGTCACATGATGGAACTGCCGCAAATGACAGATTTTCTATGTACCATGATAAAAAGAGAATTGCACAATCGGCGTTAGTAAGTTCTTTTGCTAAATCTGGATTAACCGTTAGAAGTATTATGCACGGTGTATCTGTTCTTGAGGGTAAAGATGTACCGCCTGTAAATGGGTCTGGTAAATATATCCTTATTACTCACCCAACTGCGGCTTACAATGTAACTACTGCCGCTGGTGGACTTAAAGGATGGATTTCCCCAACATCATCTGAGCCAATGAGAAAAACACCTTCTCAATTAGGTATTGTTGGCGGTGCTCAGGTTTATACCACAACCTTAGCTTATAGATTCCCTCTATCTGGAGATACTTTAAGCACTGCGTCCGGAGCGTTATTTTGTTCTTTGTTATTTGGACAAGACGCTTATGGTTGCGTTAATATCTCTGAGTATGGTTCTAAAGGATTTAAACTTTCTACCACAGGTAAAGGATGTACATTCTGTGATGGAACTGAAGGAGGTAATCATCCAATATGAAAATAATTTCTCAATACTGGAAAGAAGAGCAAGAAGAAAAAATACATAATCGAGAGGCGATAAGTATAACTACTCAATATAATATACTTATTCAATGGCTAGTAATTAAATTAAATAGTTTCTATATACCTTACAAAATATACTCAATAGGTGCAGGAGTCAAAACACTTACTACAAATACAGACATTTGCCCTTGTTGTAAAAGGAAACTTTAATGAAACGAACTTTTGTCCCATCTTCAGGATCACTAAGTGCGAAAATCGCTATAGTAGGTGACCAACCTGGAGTAAATGAGATACGGCAACGTAAGCCATTTGTCGGCCCTACTGGCGACATGCTAAATGAATGCCTGCAAATGACTCGTATTCAGCGAAGTGATTGCTACATAACTAATGTTATTAAAGACCTTGACGCGCCATTAAGTCATTACATAGATACAGGCAAACAAGGCTTTACCATTTCCAAGGAAGGCTATGAATACATTAAAGAACTGGAAAACGAACTTAAATCCCTGCATCTTAATGTCGTCATTGCTTGCGGCAATGTTCCTCTTATCGCTCTTTGCAATCGCTACGGTATTACTAAATGGCGTGGGAGTGTTCTTGAAAGCACTATAGTCCCAGGGCTTAAAATAATCCCTACCTTCCATCCATCTACTCTTATCGCGCCAAAGTTTAACTTCCTTAACAAACCACTTATATGTGAAGACTTGGCAAAGGCAAAGAGAGAGTCAGAAATAGTAGGCATTCGCCGAACTGAACGGTCTGTCACTATCAAACCAACCTACAATCAATCTATCCAAGCACTTGAATACATCTACGATATTGGCACAAAGGGCCAGACCATAGACATTGACATTGAAGTAATTAACTCAGAGCTCGACTGCATCGCTTTTGCTTGGGAACCTTGTAGATCTATCTGCATTCCTTTTCGCCATCAACAAGGTGATTACTTCTCTGTTGAGCAAGAACATCAAATAATGCTTGGCATTGAAAGGATAATTTCAAGTGAACTTATCTCAAAGCGGGGCGCTAATTTTATTTTTGACACTCAGTTTATGTTTCATAAGTATGGGATTGTTCCTAGAGGCGAAATACATTGTACACAGATCGCTCAAAAGATCGCATTTCCTGACTATCCTGCTGGTCTTGATTTCGTTACATCTATGCACACTGACATACCTTATTACAAGGCTGATGGTAAACAATGGATGAAGACTGGAACGGGTTCTTGGGAAGAATGGTGGAATTATAATGGGATGGACTCTATAGCTACTGCCGCTGCACATCCTAGACAAATCATAGCACTTCAACGCCAGTGTAATGTTGAAACCTATGATCGCCAACGGAAGTTAATCAAACCACTAATTTATATGTCTGAATTATATGGACAAAGAATACAAACCACAGTGCAAACGGAATATCTTCCGTTCGTTGTGGACACTGTATTAAACTCCAACGTCATGTTCCAACGTGTCGTTCGAGCTGCAAAAAAGTGGAGTGGAAGAACTCTTCGCGTACCTGTAAAGGTTAGCAAGAACGTAACTGGTACATCATTCCGTGGCTTCGATACTTTCAGTGTCGCCGCTACAGATAACCGCCAGTTCCTAGAATTCACTCCATCTTTCTACCAAATTACCTGTGCATTACCGGGTGATGAATTGTCAGTAGCTGATACAGAATCGAAAGTATTAGATTTAATGAAACTTACTATTCAATCAGATACTGAAGACATGGCCGA